TGGCATCCACGTGAAGGGTATCGACATCCACGGTCAAATTTGACGTCACATAGGCATTTCCAACAACGTGAAGTTCGGCATCTGGGACCTTTGTATTAATACCTACACGATCTCCCTCTACGTCAACATGAAAAGTGTCCACATCCACAGTCAAATTCGATGTCACGTAGGCATTCCCAACAACGTGGAGTTCGGCATCGGGGACCTTTGTATTAATACCTACATGATCCGCGACTGTATCCACGTGGAAAGTGTCTACGTCCACTGTCAAGTTTGACGATGCGTATACGTTCCCAATAACATGAAGATTAGCATCTGGTTCTTTAGTTTCAATACCAACACTGTGTGTCGTTGCGTCAACGTGGAGGGTATCCACATCCACTGTGAGGTCTGAAGTCACATACACGTTCCCAACAACGTGAAGATTAGCTTCTGGTTCTTTGGTTTCAATACCAACACTGTGTATTGTTGTATCAACGTGGAGAGTATCCACGTCCACAGTTAAATTTGAGGTCACATAAACATTCCCAACAACGTGAAGTTCGGCATCGGGTGTCTTGGTCTTCACACCAATCTTATTTCCGGTGGCATCCACGTGAAGGGTATCCACATCCACTGTGAGGTTAGAACTCACATAGGCGTTCCCTACAATATGAAGTTCGGCGTCAGGTGTCTTGGTCTTTACACCAACTTTATTCCCAGTGGCATCCACGTGGAGTGTGTCCACATCGACGGTCAAATTGGATGTCACGTAAGCATTCCCAACAACATGAAGTTCCGCATCTGGAACCTTTGTATTAATACCCACGTGATCCGCCTCTACATCGACGTGAAAAGTGTCAACATCTACAGTCAAATTGGAAGTCACATAGGCATTCCCAACAACGTGGAGTTCGGCGTCAGGTGTCTTGGTCTTTACACCAACTTTATTTCCAGTGGCATCCACGTGAAGAGTGTCCACATCCACAGTTAAATTTGATGACACATAGGCATTCCCAACAACATGAAGTTCCGCATCTGGAACCTTTGTATTAATACCTACATGATCCGCCTCGACGTCAACGTGAAAAGTGTCTACGTCCACAGTCAAATTCGATGTCACATAAGCATTCCCAACAATGTGAAGTTCCGCATCTGGATTGAGAGTCTTTACACCAACTTTGTTTGTAACTGAATCTACATAAAGTGAGTTTGTATCCACTGTGAGATCGCCAGTAATATTTGTATTTCCCCGAACGACAAGAATATTTGAACCAAATTCATCAACATACAAATTTGAACCCACATCAAGTGTATGAATTGGACTTGTATTTATGATACCAACATTAGCTTCCGTGAGAACTCTACCATAAACGTGAACATCGAGATCTTCGGATGTAAGTGGAACTAATGTTTTACCATCTGCACCACTTTGTGTGTATGCCAATACGAGTTCATCTGTTCCCTCAATAAATCCAATGGTGACATTTGAACCTGGTCTATTCATAAGTAAACCTAAATCGAGTGTCGTGTCTCCAGATGTATTACCTCTACCCAATTCTACGATTGGGTCTGTAATTGACATATTTTCGGTATTGACCACCGTGACAACACCATTTATATGGGCATTTCCATCAACAACGAGATCTCTTTGAATATATACATTTCCACCAAGCACACTCAACACATTTGAACCAACAACATCCACAAATAAGTTTGAACCCACATCGAGTGTGTGTAGTGGCGCGCCATTTGCGATACCAACATTTGACAATGTAGTAAAACCTGTAACTGTGTTATTAAATGATGCTGTATTTGCGGTTACATTACCATTACGAACTGCTGCTTCCAAATCAAAATCCAGAATATCCTCTGCAACTGCACCAGAGTCCATAACTTCTTTAGTATTCTGGTTGTATGCCAGAACCGTAATATTTCGATCACTTAAATCAGTTCTTAATCTCAACGGGGTCATGTACACAGAACCTGCATACTCTGCGTTAATCTGTACATTACTTGCGTTGAACACAATAGTATTATCCGCCTGATTCTCGATACAATTCTTACCAAACCGAATCCTCGTAGATCTCTCTACTGTAGGTAAGTTCTTGACCATTTAATATAGGAGGCTAAATTAATTTGCGTAAAGGAGTCCAGCCATGCCATTTTCTATACGTAATATGTTATAGTTGACTGCGTAAATTGGGTGATTAATAGGCATAGTCTCACTCATAATTTTGACTGAATCGATGCGACTGAAATTGAGAGTTCCCGTGGGTTGTAGGGAACTTGTTGAGAGACAGAAGCAATACAGAAAAAAGTCTGGAGACGTGACGAAATTTGTGTGATAATAATTCATTACATCAATAAAATGTGGTTTGCCCCATCTATAGTTACCTACATCGAGACCATTTATGTTTAATTTTACTCTATTTTGGGTTGATGTGAGAGCACCTTCTGTTGTGGTATCTGAAGATGCCAAGTATTTCACTGGATGACTAAATGTAAGTTCCTGGACATTTTCTCCAGATGGGATATTCTTTTGTACTTGGGTAATCAATAAATCGTGTTTTCTTGATGCAATATTACCTCTCTCTTCGTTATCCAAGTAATAATAGTTTGCGTAAAGTTCGACATTATAGTTGGACGCTTCTGAACCCCAATGAATTCTTAATTCCACGTCGTGGTAATTGAGAGCTACAAGTGGTAAAGCACATTGTGGTCCTTCACAAAAGAAAAACCGAAGTGGATAAAAGTATGACCGTGAACTTACACCCGCGTGTGTACCACTTGAACTTTTTGACACATTTTGAGCAAATGTATCAATGGCTATTTTTTGTGTAAAAATGGTGTCTTGAGTATCAATGACGGAACCTCCAATAAGAAATTCAATTTTATCAATTATAGTATCCCAATATTGAACATCAAGAGCTTGTGTTGTATCATCGAGGGTTAGATAAACATACCCAAGAAGATCGCCTGATTTATCAAATCGAACACTTGACATAGAGTTATTTTTCACACCACCATGTATGGTTTGTTTTTCAATGGACTGTGAAAAATTTGCATGCCGTTTAAACGTAGACGTAAAAAACGATATCTCTGGATTGCCCACAATATACTCATCCTGAGCACCGATAGCTATTAATTGGACAATACCAGCAGACATATTACTACTTTAAGGGGAGAAAATTACAAGTTTGGTTTTCTACACACAAATCTAAGAACTAAAAAGTTATTTCCAGCTGTATCTGGATTTTTAATTGTATTTCCGTCTTGGTCACGGATACTCACAGTGAAGCGATCGAGACGACGGATTGGGTCAATGTATTGGGTCATAATTGGATAATTGTCTTTGAAAGAAATGAGTTCAGTGTCATCAGTCACAAGACTCGCAAATGAACCCCGGAGAATACTCATAGAAGCCTGATCAGTCAACACATTGGAAGCTCTATCAGAAAAAATGGAATCCAATTCCTTGATAGATACATAACAATGTTCAGTCGACACATTTGAATGAATGTGTGCTCCAAGAAGTCTCGCCTGAACTACATTCTTCAAAGGCTGTTGAAGATGACAAGTAAAAGTGTTGGCACTACTTTGACCAATAGAATCAATCGTTATGGTATGGTATTCGTAGTCGAGATTTGGAATAGTTGTCGGTGATGTAATCAGCGCCATTTAGTATTAGCTTAGATTAAAGATCCACCAATTCCATCCGCGATCTCGTAACCCGCTTGTTCCGCAACAAGTTGTTCAGCGCCACAAACACCACCTGGAGTCAAGCTCTTGGTGTATGTGCTACCTTCACTGGTGTGACCTGGGGCACATTCAAGACGATGTTCGAGGTCAAAGATGGATTTTTCATTGACAGCAACAATAGCAATTGGTCTGGGTTGGTACTTGCTGACATTCTTCAACAAACCGAGCACAAAAATCAAAGCGATCAAGGCAACAATGGTCATGATGGCATTTCGGTTGGCACGGTTAAGGTTTAACATTTATAATGTATACATATAATTTTTTCTAAAGTGCGTTAAAGGATATTTAATACTTTCATATTAGAGAGTAGATGGACGAAGAAATTGTCATTAATCGTGGAAGTACTACTGTGATGAAATTGGACGCTGATGAACAGGCGCTGATGGATGAAATTGAGATTTCAACCCCCCGTCCTCAGCCTGTACGACGTCCAGCACCTCAACAAATACATAGACAACCTCTCCAAACGGAACACCAAGAAGCTATGGATGCTTTTGTAAATCCAAACAAACAATCGGTGCCACAACACCAACCACACCAAGATGAAGAAATTGATTATGGCGAGGATGAACCAATGTTCTTTGATGATGCCGATGATGGCCCTGGGTTACAGGAAGAGCAGCCATCGAAGGGTTATAGCTCTGTAGATGAAGAAAAGGCTGACCTCATTAATAAATTGGGTCGCCTCGAGAAAAAGGGTTTCGCTGTGAACAAGCGCCTCACAGCCTACTCAAATGTTGAAGATCTCCGTACTGAAGTAAAGAGAATCACATACAGTATTGATGTTGAGCAGTCGATTCGTTTCTCACGACGAATGCTCATCGCCTGTGTGACAGGTCTTGAGTTCCTTAACAAACGATACAACCCCTTTGAGATTCAACTTGAGGGTTGGTCCGAATCCGTTATGGAGAATGTAGATGACTATGATAGCGTCTTTGAGGAATTGTATGTGAAGTACCGTTCCAAGATGACTGTTGCTCCAGAAGTCAAGCTCATTATGATGTTGGGTGGTTCAGCGATGATGTTCCACTTGACGAATAGTATGTTCAAATCTGTTATGCCAAATATGAATGATGTATTGAAGCAAAATCCAGATCTCGTGAAGAATATGATGTCTGCGGTTCAGAATACAACGAGGTCACCATCTGGACCAGCTGATAGCATGCCAGTGGGTGGTACAGGGCAGTATGAGATGCAGGGACCTGGGATTGACATCTCAAGCCTCATGGGTGGAATGATGATGCCACCACCAATGAATACATCAGCTCCAAAAACTACAATGAAAGCTCCATCGGTTGATTATGACGATGACGTTTCTGATATTGTTTCGATTTCAGGAGAATCTACTGGTGGTGAAGTCAAAGAGGTCAACATTGACGCTTCCAAGTCAAAGCGTGGTCGCAAAAAGAAGAAGACGGAAATTAATCTCTAACTAAAGTATAAATGATAGGCTATTGTCCTTTGGAGGAAATCGAACCTCCTGTCAGACAGCAGCAACCCGTTGCTGAACCAAAGGCTGAAAGTAAGCCTATGGTTACAGGTCTCGAGGAAACCGAATGTAATTACGTCGTCATGGCTTTCATTGTCGGCGTTCTCTTCTTAGCCGTCTCTGATTCCATCAGGGCGTAAATAATTTTAATATAATTCTACCGTTGGGATCTTTACCCCCATTTAGGTAAAATTATTTAGTATGTGAAAGTTGAATGTGTAAATGTATCACTCTTAATAGATTCAAGTTTACCACCATTTGAAGACATAAGTTCTACAGATATATCATATTTATATGATCTCGCTGCTTGTACATCATTTGGTGTAATGGTCAATGTAGTCGCATCCACACTGACTGTTGAACTCCAGGGATAATCGTTGAGACTACCAAAGACATTCTTTGTACCTATGGCGATTGGGAGTGTACTTGTCGAACCATCACTTGTACCACCTTGTACTTCCATCACCATTGTGCTCATATTTTTCACATCATCCTCATATTCACGAAGAATTGCTACAATCTTGGCATAAAATGATGAGGGTCCAAATGTGAACTTTATCGTTTTGTCATTGAAAGATGTAAT